GACAGTTCGTAGTGATCTCCAGTTGTACTAACTAATTGTACAAACTCTTTTGCTTGTTGAAAATGGGCTACGGTACACCTAAATTTTCTATCCCCCAAAACAACTTCTATTTCCTGTTCTTCGTCGTTTTCTGGTTGTGAGTACGCATGATGTTCATCCATGATACAACTATCAAAACCAAAAAGTTCAAACTTGCAAAATCCTAACATTCTAAGCAAATGTATTGCTCTAAAAGTAACGGTAGATCCCCCCATTACAGGGTAGTATTGATCGTTATACTTTTCTTTTAACAAATGCTCGTTATCTGTATCTCCCGCGCAATGCCATATATAAGTTTCATTGTTAGAAAGTTTGTCAAAAACACTAGGATGGCATTGAGAAGCAATGAAATATTTGCATTTATCTAATGTTGGCTCAACAAATCTTTTATTAAACTCTCTGCTGTCTAACATAATCATAGCAGAAGGAGAGACTCCTCTGTCAAAACAATATTTGTAAGTCCCATTTAATGCTACAATTGGAACTCCATTGTTTTTCTTTTCTTCTATTATACCAAAAGTGGTACTCAAAGAGGGGCCACCCGCTACTAGACAAACCACTTTATCTGGCTGTGTTTCGTGAGGAATAACTTGGGGAAGATCTCTATTGATGCTAGATTTTATGTTCCTTGTTATATTCTCTGGAGTTTCATTAATAGAGCATTTTATTTCTGAAATAATTTTTTTGTTTTTAACCTCAACAATAGGAGGTTCAGAATATACTCCAATTTGCAGCATGTTAAACACCGAAAATCATTCTAATTTCTAACCCTAAAGTATTTGTTGCAACAGCATCAACATCTATTCTAAGCACATCGGCAGTAGACACAAGATTGTTTGCACTTATAACATTGGGCGTTGCGGCAGTAGAGGAATCTTTTTCGTTTAAATCTATTGTTATGGGAGTTGAAAGAATATCAACCCCATCTGTTAGATTATGTATTTGAACATTTGTTATAGATCCGCCTGTCCCTACTGTATAAACATGCGCTTCTGTAGATTTTAATCTTTTATTATTTAACGAAGATGGTATAGTTATATGAGCAATTCCATTTCCCGTTGCGGGGGCAATAGAATCATTTACGCATTTTACTATTAAAGTTCGCTCAACAAAAGCGCTTATATTGTTTGGTATAATTGATTTTGCTGTTGTTGTAGAGTCATCGTAAAAAAGAATTTTATCCACAGACTCATCTAATGATGTTGCTACGTTTAAATTCGGTATTTTTTCCTGCTTGTTTGTGTCTAAACTTTGTAAATTAGAGTCCATCTCACCGAATGAAAGAGGGCTTCCTTTTGTTTGTCTTAATGTTAATGTAGTTGCCATTAGAATTCTATCCTATATGTAGCGGCTATTCTATCTTCTGAGTATATTAAGTTGTAGCCTCCAGATGTTAGGCCCAACTCATATCCGTTATCACTTGCGTTTAATTTTAGTTTCGGCGCTTCTTTTAACATTGCGAAGAGGGTGGCAACTGCGATCCCAGAAACGACTATTTCCTTTTCGTGGCTTTGATACCACTTTTTCTTTTTTGTCTGGCCCCATTCTAGGGTTTGACAAGACGTTGTTCCTCTTCCGTTTCCTGTTCCGACAACTCCGGGATAGGAGCAAGCAATGTCGCCAAACGCTCTCGCTCCTGCTGACGTTCCTTGTAGGTCATACTCAGATACGACAACTGGTTTTCCAAACCTAAGAGCGTTCTCAATTTGTTGTCGGAACTGTTCCTCATTAAGATTGAATCCTGTTTGAAGGTATATTATATCAGCATCTTTAATGTACTCAGCCTTAACCCCCGGCGTAAGATGCACTCCTATTGGCTTGTCTGTTTTCTTTCTAAGTTCTGCTATCAGCGTAGATACATCTGAAGGGCTGTAATATTCGTCACACTCAAGACAGACAACATAATGGCTAACAACGTCATCAACCGCAGAAACAACTTTATTTTGGTAATCAATTTGGTTACTTAGACCCCTTGCGTATACATCTGAACTATCGTCACTTATTAGCCATACTACCGGAGTAATGCCATTAGAACGCAAAATGCTAATGCGCTCCCGCCAACTATCTCTATGAACCCCATCAACCCTTCCAAAGTCAATTGCTGTACTTCTAGCCATAATATCAGCGTAAGTATCGCCGTTTATTTTGCGTATAACGCTAAGTCTCCAGTTGTTATCTAAATCATTCGACAACCAAGACAGGGTAGAATATGGTGATATATACCTGCCTTCTGGCTCCCCTATTAGAAAAGTTGATCTAAAGTCTGCTTTTCCTATAGAAACATACATCACGCAAAACAAAACAAAAACATAAACAAGCACAATTAAAAAAGACTTTAAGCAGTCTTTTATATATTCTTTCATCTCATAAGTGGATTAGGATGTTTGGGTTCTCTGCCTTTCATCTTAACAGGCCCCGGCAAAAACCATCCTAATACCATGGGAATTATAACTACCAAAATAAGTAACCAACCTCCCATCTCAGTAATAGAACCGAGTAAACTCCAGAAATTATCTGGCGCACAATTCATATCAGGTTTCCTCCCACCAACACTCCCCATTGTCGAGGTTGCCACATCTGTTACAAAAGCAGTTGCCATGCTCCCCACTATCGGTGCAGCCACACCCCCACTTAGTACAGTCCCCGCAGTAGCACCCACTGCCGCTCCTGTCGCTACTACTCCTGCTTTCTTGATCGTCCCGCATCCTATAACTCCTAGTGCTATCCCCAGATAGCAGAGGCTACGATAAACACGGCCACGCCAACCATAATCCACATCTTTGTTTTCTTCGGTAGTGCTTTCCATTTTTCTTTCATCCTTATCTCCTAAAAACTTTAAAGTTGTTACACTTTTGGAAGAGCGATGCTATTACCGCATCCGCATCTTGCTGTACCTTCACTTGGGTTAACCACAAACGTCTTAGAAAATCCTGTATCTTCGTAGTCAAGGCTACCGCCTTGTAAGTATGTCTGAGACATCTTGTCTGCGAATTTGGTAGTGTCGCCAATGCTCAGTTCGGTAGTACCTGTCGAGATCGTTTTCTCTAAAGTCACAATAAGGCCATTGCATCCACCGCCCTTTAGGCCTATCTCTAAACACTCTCCAGAGTTTAACAATTCGTTTAATTGTTCCTGTGCTTTCTGAGTTATTACCAATTTCGTTCATTATCCTTCCAATCTGGATTGTATGTGGTTAATCAGTCTAGTAGTAGTATTAGTTAAGGCGCATGGAATAAGAGCGTGAACAACAGCACACAGGCTCCCAACCAACATGCAGCCAGAAAAATACATTGCCTTTCGTAAGTGTTGCAGATACGTTTCATTTTGATCTTTTAAATGTTTCATTTCTTTTTTGCTGTTTTTGCTGAACGGATAAACGACTTATTTGTAGGAGCGCCCTTACTTCCGGGTTTTCTCATTTTTTCGCCTGAGCCTGCTTTGATTCTTTTTCTTTTAGCATGAATATTTGCATACAAACCTTTTTTAGCCATTAGCATTTCCACCTTCGTCTTGCTTGTCTAATCCTAGAATTAGGATCATTTCTAGTTTTCGCGCTAGAATTTTTTAATTGACCTGCTGATCTAGCACAATAAGACTTTCTTCTTTTAGCGTCCTTTGATCCTTTTTTTGGATTTCCCGTAACTGCTGTTTGTAGTTTAGATCCGGGGTTTTTTCTGCGATGAGCGGCAACACCTTTTGCTGTCATACCCGCTCCAGACTTAGTGGGTCTATAATTAGCGCTTTTGCCTTTAGTTGTTTTCGGTATAGCCTTTTGTCTTTTAGCCGCCATCAATAAGCCTCGCTACTACTTCGTTTCCTTCCCAATTAATTTTAAGTTCTACTTTTCTGCGCTCACAAGCGTATCTAGTAGTTCCATCAAGGTTATCTTTCCAACCATTTCTTTTTAATGTTCGCTTCATCTGCAAACATCCTGCAATTCCCATGCGCTCCCACCCGTTACTTGTTTCGTGGTGGCCCATGAACTCAACAACAGAACCATTTAAATACAACACAAGCACCATCATAGTTATTTGCATTAGTGTACTCCGTTGCTTGCTTTAATTTCAGATGTCTTATCTTTCAGTGTCTCAACATGACGCTCTAAGTTTTCAATTCGTTGTTTGAAAAAGTCTAGTGTGAGAGCCTGTTGCTGATCGTATGGAGCCTTGCCTGTTTCGATCACTTCCTGTAGTTTAGAAAACTCTTTCGCCAGATGTTCTAGCAACATGAACTGTTCAGCATCGGCGGGTAGCGCTCCTAACTCGCCCCGAGGCCACTTTATACGGAAGGCTTCGTTTTGTTCTACTGACTTTTGCATTAAAATCTGATTTGTTTCTATTACATTCAGTCTTTCTTGTAATCCAAACCAAGCCCATGTTCCTACAGCAACAGCACTGGCAAGACCTATTAAGTTTCGTAAAGGAAGCCCAACACTGGTCTTGTCAGATACTTCCAGATCGCTCATTTGTTAAGTACCGCCGTCTCTAGGGTCTTGGGCTTTAGTTCCTAACATGCCTTTTGAAAAATTAGTATCCATCTGAGCATCAAGATAATCATTTATATTATTTCCAAAAAAAGTATGTTTTGATAAAAGTTGTCCAAATTTAGAAAAGTTTTTTCCAAAAAGTCCTTGGTGATCAGACTCTTCTAAAGACTGTGTATGCGTAAAACCCCCTATGTTAGCAACTTGGCTTGGGCTATATCCCAAAGATCCATATGATGTTGCAAAAGCATCATCACTAGAAAACCCGCTTGTTTTGTTATCGCCATATACTTTGTCCATAAAGGCATCAAGGGCTTCCGCTCCAAATCCTACTCCAACGCCTATTGCGGGGCCAAAAAAACTTGAAGTTCCAAATGCCGGATTTCTTCTAAATCTTTGACCAACAACATAGTGCCTTACAAGATCAATATTTCGTGCATTTACATTAAATTTTTGAGCAATTCTTTCAACTTCTGCTTCTTCGTTTTCTGTTAAACTCCTGTCCATATAGTTGTCAAAAAACTTAGAATACGCCATTTTTACATCATCTATAAATCCGCCCCCTTCTTGAGAAGAAAGGTTTCCCGGCGGGCCAAATTGATCTTGTTCTGCCATTTATGTTTCCTCTGGAAAGTCTGGATTAGGATTTACGGATATTGCCATTCCACTAGGAGATTTACCTGACCATATAATGCAGGATTCTTCTTTATCTTTATTCTTTTTTGTAATAACAATAGTTGATGTGGTCTTTTCTTTGTTAACAAAATACACCAGTGTATGTGCGTTGTTAGGTTCTTCTTTTAGATACCCCATCATTACAGGAATTTCTTGGAATTCAACAGCCAACACATTCATAAGAAAATCAAAAGAGTCAGCGCAAAACAACTGCATATTAACCATAATAGGTCTAATTCCTGAAGGAGGATTTTGCGCCATAACTGGAGAGGCTAACATTAAAAGAATTAGTAATATTTTATTCATCCGCAACGTATCCCTCCGTAATATAAAAATTTTGAAAATAAGGCATAACCCCATACGGAAATGTTCTTGTAGTTTTTTCATAAAACTCTTTTCCGTTTACCATTTTGTAGGCGACTCTTCTTGGAGAAGATCTTTTTCTTGCGCCTATTCTTGATTTTCTTGGCATTAGAATCTTGCCTCCGTTTCAGGCTCTAAAGACCTTCTTGTTCTAGATATTGGAGGCATGGCATCCATATCATATATTCTAGACAAAGCATCCAAAAAGTCTGGGTGTATTGTTGGAAACAAGTTGTATTCGTTTCTTCTTACCCAGTCAGAAAGGTCATACAAATTCCCCTCTTCATCTTTACGCATTATTTTTTTAGAAATTAAAAATGCTTGTTTTTTTATTTTAAAATCTTTTTGGTGTGATGTTAATCTTTTTTCATCAGTTGGGTACGGAAAAAAGAATGACCCGTCTTTTAGATCTGGCTCAAGCCTTTGAATCCTGTCTCTCTTGGATTGAGATCCTCCTCCGCCAGTCCAATTTAATTCGTATACAGGAAATGAACTTCCTTCTATGCGCATCATCTCTTTAAAATGCTCGATATCTGATTGCGCTCCGTACCTTTCGTAACCAATCTTTACTTCTCTAACTCCCGGCGCTCTTTTCCATTTTGTTCTTAGTGACTGTAATGTTTCCCACCTTTCAGACAATGAAAGCCTGTGGCAAACTCCGTCAAGCAAAAACTTGTTGTAGTTAGCGTCTACACCAACAACCGCAATCGCGGTTCTATTGGATTCTTTTTTTCGCGAGTGCGCGGGGTCGCACATGATGTATACGTTAAGAGTGTATGGGCGTATTTCCCATTCGTTCCACCATTCTTGTTTAAATGCAACATCTGATCCCGCTATTGGATTTAACAACTGTTGGCAGGCTACCGTGTAGGTTGATGTTGTTTTCTTAATCTCTTCCCATCTGTCTTGTTCTAGAAATACGGGAACACCTTCCATTGTTCCATCTTCTGTTGCGGGATGTATTCTTGGCTTTACAGCGGCCCTTTGAAGAATTGTTCCGTAAGTATCTCCGTAAGAATATCTTGTGCCTGCGTATTGAAATCTTGGGCTATGCGTAGATCCCAAGTTAAGGGATAACTCCCACTGAGTAGTTGTTTTTTTAATCTGCTCTGGCGTTGTTACTGATTCCTGAACAACAACGTCATCGTAAATAATCAGATCAAAGTGTCTACCCGTAGGCTGTCCGTCAACAAGACCATGCGCTTCAATAGTTTGCTCTTTTGGGTTTGCCTGCCTTTTGACACATATTCCCTCGTTTTCAGCCCATTTTGGCGCTTGAAGCCTAGGTTTATCCCAAAGAATGTCAGAAAATAACTGTTTTAGTTTTTCGTTAGAGTCAAACTCCTGCATTATCTGCCTAAGAAATGGCTTTGCTTGTTTTGCAGAAAACGAAAGAAGGCCGATTGTTATATCTGGATTGCAGATAATTTCTTGTATAGAGCCAAGAAAAGTAATTATGGAACTTTTGTAATGAAATCGAGCCCACAAATCTAAATGTCTATCTCTATCTGACTCTACTTCCCTGCATCTTTCATAGATCCAAGGATGCAACATGTCGTGCCTATTGCAAATAAACACAGCGAGATAAAAACGATCAAGTTGAGCGAGAGTGCGAATGAAAGAATCATCAATATTAGGATCCCTGTGACAATCAGCATATGCTTGAACAACTTGATTAAATGGAGCAGTATGCCCCCACTCAGCAAATTTTTTTGCAGCGTCTGCGTTCTTATTTTTATATTGGACACTTTTTGCTATAGTTGGGAGCATACTTACCCCTAATTGCTACATGGAAGGAGGCATTGAGCCCATATTTCTTGGGTCAATAACACCTTCTCCTGCTTTATACATTAAATTACCTGAAAGTATGCTTTGAATCACAGTTACTGGATCTTGTCCTGTCTGCTGAGAGAATTGCTGTACTGCAGCCATTTTTTGTTGATCTGTATCAGACTGCATTCCGCTCTGCATAGGCATTTGACTCTGCATAGGCATTGGGTTTGCGGGTTGCGGCATGTTTGATGTCTGCGTAGTTGCAGAATTTAAAAAATCGCTTACTTGCTGTCCTGCTTCTGATGGATTTGATGCTGCTTGAGTCTGCGGCTGTTCCATTTGGTCTGGCATAGGCATGTCAGGCATTGCAGGCTGCATCATCGGCTGAGGATCTGGCATTTGCATTGCGGAAGGTTTTGGAATATTCATTTTCCTTCTGGCGTAAATTTCAGAAATCGCTGCAGAAGCATCATCTAGAGTATTTGCCACCCTGCTTATAAAATCGGCGTTCATCGCCATAATATCTTTGTCTTTTGAAGCCATAACTATTACCTAGTGAATACTTTCCTTTATTTCTTCTATACCTTTGTTGATAGCCTTTTCTAGAATTGAATCTACATCAACTTTATTTTTGACTTCTACAATTCCAGTATGTTCAACTTCCTTTTTCTCTTTTGCTGTGTGAAGATGTCCATCCAAAACGGTTGACCATGTTCATAAGCCATAGACCGTGATTAAATCCGCGAGTGTCAAGATTTTCTCGTCCTTGTCGAATCCACCAAGCCTCGGCTGCTTCTTTGCCCACTTCTACAACATCTCTAAAGTTTTGTTTTTCTCTATCGGTGCTGTTGGCCCACCTGTGAAACGTGGAACGATTAATTCCCATTTCTCTAGCCGCTTCTGCAATTGTTCCGCCGCCATGAAACAGTCCCTCAATCCTTCTGGACATCTCTGGAGTCCAGATTTGAGCAAATTTACTTTTACCCGCCAC